GAAGGCGACCCTTCGCGAGAAAGACATTTACGCAAAGGAGATGAGCAAGGCACTTGGGAAGCCAGTGACTGTCCGAGAACTTGAGCAGATGCTTCCAAGGCTTAAGGAACTTGGCGACCCGTCAACGTACGCCCGCCCAACGTTTGTAAAGACGACCAGTCTTATTGACACCAAGGTAGAGCAGTGGATCGCCATGTTTGACAACCTTGGCCAAGAGGGAGGCCTAGTTGCTAGCCAGTACCCTGACGTTTCCCAATCAGTCATTGCTCAGATCAATAGGGCTATGGCCAAGGGCGGTTCAGCCTCTGCCGCTGAAGCCAAGAGGATTTGGGCGACACAGGCCGCTGGGGCATTTGAAGACGTCGCTGCGCACCACCCAGGGTACAAGTTGTCATCTGGCTCGGTATCTGCCCAGCAGGTTAAGGACTTCCTGACCGCTGCCAAGAACTCAAGCGCCACCACTGCTCGAGCAACACCTAAAGAGCTTGCTGCGATCAGGGAAGCTTGGCGTGTGCTTACTGGCAACTCAGATGAGATTGACGGCATTATTGCAGCAGCTAAGCGCGACGGGTACGAGCTTGGCATTGCGCCAGCAGACAACGTTATCCGAGAGCCTAGATTGATTGCTACTGTTGAGAAGCAGGGTCTTGCTGTGCCAGAAGTGGCCACGATTGACCGTCCGTTTATTGATATCACCTCAGAATTTGTTGACGGATTGCCAGACTTTGCTAACCGTCAATCGTACAAGGTTGGCGGTATTCGCGGGGCAATCCAGTCAATGCTGGCGCCAGTTCCGCAATCTCTGGTATCGTCATCTGCGGCCCAGAGGCTGCAACTTCTCCTACGAAACAGGTTCACGGTTGACGAGATTGATGAGTTTAACCGAAGAATTGTGACTAGGTCTGTTGAGAGCCGCGTAGGCACTAGGGGCCTGTCGCAAGACACTCTTGAGGATATCATGGGCGGCATTCTTCAGGAGAAGACAGGCGCAGCTTCTGTGAAGGCTGCATGGACAGAGCGTATCCAGGCCCTTGAGAAAGCCGGTATTAAGCGTCCAGACATTCAGGGTGACGTAATCAAGGCCTTCAAAGGTGAGTACGATATTTCTGGGTATTCTCAGTGGATCAGCGGGTCCATGAAGACCGCTCCAGGTATCGGGAAATTCTTGGCTCAAGTCTCGGAGAATCTATACCCTACGCTAAAGTATAAAGTAAACCCAATGTTCTTTGCGCAGGAGTTGGTTGAGTCCCCATTCTACGCAGAGTTGCGAGGAATGAACCGGGCAGACATGGAGGCTAAGCTAAAGGCCGCCAATATTGACCCGCGAGAGATTCGCCAGATGTTTGGAGAGCGAGCTGCTGCCCAGGCTATGCAGCTACACGAGCAGGCGTTCTTCTCGTTCACTGCAAGATCCCGAGGGGCGGCTGACTCGGCCCTAAAGGAAGGGCTTACAGTCAGGAACATTATCTCAGAAGATGGTATAATTGCAAAGGGATGGGACTTTACCGCAAACTTTAAGGAGCAATACCGAGACCTGATGGCGGCTGCCGATCTGGCTCCCAAGTTCCAGCAGTTTGTGCAGAAGAATATGCCACACGAGTACACGGCTCTTCATGCAAAGTATGGCCCAGACGCCTTTGATCAGCTGGTTGGTTGGGCAACAGACTACAAGCGCATGCAGAATGCAAAGTTTGGTGGGTCGGCAGTAAACACGATGAAAGCTCCAGGATTTGGCTTTGCCGTGAACCCATCCGCCACACAGTTGGCTGTTATTTTGAATGACGTTAGGGATGTCCTTCCGATGCACACTGCGGACAAGTTCGGAGCCCTTGTTCAGGGCGGAGCTCGACCGCGCATCATCACGAGCACATTCCGCGCCAAGTTCATCAACGCAGCACAAGATGCTGGGTATGACGTGTCTTCAGCCCGTACGGCACTTGACCAACTTGACAACATTGCTCAGAGGTACGCACTTGAGCTCAATCGCGTTGGGCCGAACCTAGACTTCCTTCGCAAGGAGTATGATAGTGCCCTAAACACATTTGGAGTTGAGATGCGAGGTCTCACTGCGCAGCTGCAGCTAGCCGACGTTCAGAAGGTTATCGTGCAGGAGCTGATGGACGCGTATATCCCAGGGTTCTCATCAACTCCAGACGCCAGCAAGATTGTTGAGGCCATTGCAAACGCAAGAAAGTACGGAGCAAAGTTTGCTACGATGGGCAACCTAATTGAGCAAATCCGACTTGACTCTGGAGACATCTCAACCCTTGGAGCAGGCGCTCGCGAAACGATCCGAGAGACAGTAAAGCGATACGCAAACTTTGGTGGTGAACGCGGACAAGTTGTACGATCCACGCAAGACATTCTCACCGACACAACTAGCAACTTGCTTAGGGACCACGCCGGAGAACAGGCTATGTTTGAAGCAGCAAAGTGGTCATACGCCAAATCTGTTGATGAGATGAACAACGTAAACTACTTCAAAAGCAACCGGTCGTGGTTTGAGCGGAGCATCAATCATCCGTTCCTTGGCCTGTACCCGTTCTCGTACATGTTCGGAAAGGCTCTCCCAGAGCTTGCTCGGTTCATGTTCTACAAGCCGTTCGGCATGACCGCGCCCGGCGCTGGCTACGTCGCATATCGCAAGATCTCTGAGTATCTTTCTTACAACGGGTTGCCACCCGGGTGGGAAGTTACACAGGAGAAGCCAGACTGGCAGTTCCTCCTAACGCAGTTAATCCCTGCCGTTCCTGAGGACATGACCGTGGTTACGCCGAAGTGGTTCCGATCTGCGGTCTCAACGATCTCGCGCCAAGGCTACGACCAGTACAAGGCAACAGACCTTCTTGGTAATGCTACGGACTGGGTTGGAAGCACTGGCCTTGGAGGGTTCTTACAGCTTGCGGCTAAGTCCGGAGGAGAGCTAACTAGTGGGGCAGCTGACTTCCTAACTGGCAAGTTTAATACCGACGTAGGTACATTCAGAAAATAACACAGGCCAGAAGTACTGGTCTGGGGATAGTTAAGAAAGGAGCCAGAGATGGCAGACCTTGAAGTCGCGGCAGAGCAGCCGCTTGAGTCGCAGCAGGAGGCCGTAAATCCTTCAGCAGCCACTGAAGCGGAGGATGATGTCGCCACTTGGAAGCGTCGTCTCTCAGGAAAGGACCAGGCCCTCACTGCAGCCCAGAAAGCAGCAGAAGAGTTTAAGTCCAAGTACGAAGAGCTCGCACAGTGGAAGGCCGCCCAAGAGGAGGCGTCCCTGTCGGAGTTTGAGAAGGCAGCACGCAAGATCAAGCAGCTCGAGGATGAGCTGAAGGCAACGGAAACGCGGTACGAGACGGAAAAGTTGAAAGCCAACTACCCGCAGTACTACGAATTCCAGGAGAAGGTGCGTAACCTCTCTGAGGCACAGCGTGCTGCGGAGTTTGAGAACTTCGTTAAGTCACAGCTTGGTGGGAACGCTCCCACAGAAATCAGCGACGCAAACGCTCCAAAGCGTGACGTCGTCAAGGATAAACCAATGAAGCCAGAGGATATCAAGGACGCAATTCGCGCTCTTGGGAACCCCTGGGCAGAGTAAGATGAGGTAGCTAAATGGCTACTACATCAACCCTTTCGGGTCCTGCTCTGAACAACCTTAAGTCCTTTAACGGGACTGAGGCTAATGCGTTCCAGAAGCTCGTTCAGGAGCTTGTGTCGCAGAACGTTCAGACGGAACTTCGAAATCGCATGGTTCACGCCCTTCCGAGCAACTATATGCCGGGAACCTTCATCAAGGGCACCGATCGCATTCGTTACGTCCGCTACCCAGATATCAGCCACTCGTTGACTGAACTCTCGGAAGGCGTGACGCCTGACCCAGTGGTCAACCTCAGTGTTCGCACTGAGTACTTCTCGGTAAAGCAGTACGGTGCATACACCAGCCTCAGCGACATTGTCCAGCAGGACTCGCCGCATGACTTGGTGTCCATTGCATCGGAGCGCATCTCGTTCGCAGCAGCGCAGTCCATGGACCGCATTGTCCGCGACGTTATGAACGCTGGTTCGGCTCGCGTGCACTACGCTCAGGCGCAGTCCACGACGTCAACCATTACTACCCGAGCAGGCCTTGCGGCTGCAACCATCAGCGACATCGCTGAAGGCGCTGCCCGCCAGGACTACAAGCTTAACGGCCTTGAGGTGAAGAAGGCTGTTGCCCGTCTTAAGACGGCCAACATTCCTCCGTTCGCTGACGGCTACTACCGCTGCATCATTCACCCAAATCAGCAATTCGACTTGCTGACGGATACTTCGGGACACGGCTTCCTTGAGGCCACGAAGTACACCCAGTCCCTTGACCTCCTGAACGGGGAAATCGGCGCCTATTCTGGCGTCCGCTTCCTTGTTTCCCCAGAGGCCAAGACGTTTGATGTTGGCGGCACGAACGTGTACTCGGCACTCTTCTTCGGTCCTGACGCATTCGTCGTCGGCGACTCGCAGACGATGCAGACGTACTTCGTCGCACCTGGTGGCGACCACTCCGACCCACTCTCGCAGCGCGCTCTCCTTGGTTACAAGGTGCGCTTCGGTGCGATGATCGTCGGCGAGGCTGCCGTCAGCGACTACAGCGGTCTGAACAAGGCTGCCGTTGTCACGAACAAGGTACTCACCACCACGCTTGCAACCATCACCACGAGCGCCCCTCACGGGCTCTTCCCGGGTGAGAAGGTCAAGCTCACCGGTGTTGACTCGCAGCTTAACGGAACGACCTGGACGATCGCAGGCATCAGCGGCACCGCTGGCGCAGAGAACGTCTTCACGATCACTCTCGTTGGCGCAACTGCGGTTGCCTCGACTGCAGTGAGCGACGGTTTCGTTAACAACGTTGTCCCACAGACCAGCACGGGCATTACCCGCTACCTGCGTCTTGAGACACGCGCAACCGCTCTGTAATTAGAGCTAATGGTGGACTTCCCCCCGGCTGGGTTATGACCAGCTGGGGGGAGCCCCGACAGGAGAGAAATGGCAGCAATTGACACGCTTCTTCAGAAGATCCGTCGCGACTTGCGCGATACAGGGACGTCTGACGGCGTAGACCGAACGTGGAGCAATCAGGAGCTTATTGACCTGGTTAACCTTGCTCTTGTTGACATCTCCCGGGCCTACCCGCGAGAGGTTGTGTCTACCGTTGCAGTCCCGCAGGTTTATTCAAGCTCGCATCACACAAGCATTGCACTACCAGCTGGCATGGAGACAGTGATCCGAATTGACGCTCTATGCTACAAGATTGACAATACAGTTAGCCCAATCGCCTCATGGTACGAAGCTCTTGGGCCGCTTGAGCCCTCCAATGGATACGGCAACTACAGCGGTTGGGAAACACACGCAGGAACAGTCTACCTGCAGCCAGGAATGTCAGAACTGATCAGCCATCTTCGGTTGGTTGGATACGGGGACTGGACAATCGACACACTTGACGCGCAGGCAGAAGAGGCACTTCGGTACCACATTCAAGCTGAGGCATTCTTCAAGCTCATGGCAGACCGCACCATGTTCCAGCAGTGGCAAGTCAACTCTGGTGCCACTGACGTATCTGTCCCAATGATCAACCAGAACTACACCATCGCACGGCAGCGCTACGAGCGCCTCCTTGCGCGAATCAGGAAGATCAGGAGAGTTGCCTAATGGATTTCAATCGTCCGATCAAGATTCAGACCGGCCCATCAACGTTCCTAGACCTAAACTCACTAGCTGGAATCAGGGTAGGCGCTTCGCCTATTTCTGGGTTCAAGGTTGAGTCTGCTAACTATGCAGCCGTACCTGCTCAGGGGTTTATTGACAAGTCCGCCCTTCGGGACGGGTCAAGTGTCACTGAGGCGTACCTTGGGTCTCGCGGTGTTGAGCTGGTTGTGTCTGTATACGGAGAAACGATTGGAGACTTCTGGGACAACATTGACACCCTGACTGCGGCACTGCAGCCAATGCCACGTGGCTTCGACGCCACGTACGGCGTTCGCGCATTGCGTTTCTTCCAGCCAACATGGGAGCTAGCGGCGCAGTTCCCTGGTGGAATTGAGTTAGACATGCTAGTTCGCCCAGCAAGCCTGCCAGTGTATAACGTTGGCCGGCGCACATCAGTCGGCAAGGCCAGCGATGGATTTGCGCAGCCAGCTCAGATTAGGCTTATTGCTCCAAACCCAAAGAAGTTCCTAACTACTACAAAGTCTGGCGCAGGAACACACAGAGGTTCGGCCCCTGTGTACCCAATTCTGACAAAGCCAGACTGCTCTGCTGCGGAAGAAGTAACATTCTCATGGACAAGCGGCGGCGTTACCAGCACGGTAGTAGCCAACGCAATTGAGGCTGGGGCTATCTCTATTGACACAGACACCATGTCTCAGGTAAACTGCAGGATTAGTCATGGAGATACAAGCGGAGACTTCTTGGTGTATCCAGGCTCGGTTGTAATTGAGGGCAGCACTTCGACCGGAGCGGTCGTCACGTACAGGGAGGCATGGCTTTGAGCAGCAGCGTTAGAATCCGCATCTTTGATATCGGAGCTAATAGGGGCGTTGGCAACGAGAGGTGTGTTATCTACGACGCTAAAAACGTTGGGTCTGAGGTATACGCCAACGACGTCGGCAGCGCCTTCTGGACACTTCCAATCAACCATCCTCTCGTGCCGGAGCTGGTGCCACTTAAGCGGCACTACAAGGTTGAGCGCCTAAGCTCAGGCAACTGGATCCTTATCGGAGCCGGCTTGCTAACGACTTACGATGCGACAAACGACGAGATCGTCTATGAAGGCATGGACTACATGACGATGCTCAGCATGCACTACACAAAGCTGGTTGGGCCTGAGTCTGGGTCAGAGATTGCCATCAAGCGTGAAGAGCCTGCCAGCACGACCGAGACGGTCACTACTACACTGACGGCAACTCGGTCTGCATCGACCCTGTTCAGCACAACATCAGACTGGAACTCAAACGATACAGAGCAGCACATGGTCATTGGGGCCTTCCCAAACTCCTTTAACGTTGAGAATTATTACATCACATCAAACGTTGCGTCTGTGTTTATCAGTGGAACAACCTTTTCTCTTCTTAATAGCGGAGACGTAGTGTACATTAGTGGCACGTCTTCCAGCAGGATTAACGGACTTAGAACCATTAGCAATAGGTTTCCAGCAGCAGGGTCAACGACAAGTGGTCAGATTACTTTTTCCACAAGCAGCGGATCAAACGTTGGCTCTGCTGGGTCGCCTATTTCTAGCACTGGGTACTGCTACTTTAAGAGGTACACATCAAGAGGCCTTGTAAAGTTTACCCTCCCAAGCACCCTTGATTCAACTGCCACGGTAACAACTGCTAACCTAATCCTGACTCAGAGCAACACTAGCGGGGACCACTCAGTCACAGACAGCTCTCCTGGGGACTTGCTAGTCAACGCATCCGGAGTGGACTGGACGACTGACTCAACAACTGGGTCTGAAGGGTCGTGGGGCAACGCCAATGATACGACTCACCCAAACTGCGACTGGGGCAGCGCAAGCTCATCTACCTCTGGTGGCCTTAGCAATATTACGTATACTGGAATAGGGTCAACGCACAACTCAACACACACGTTCTCAATCTCTAGTATTGTTAACTACTGGAAATCAAATCCATCTGCCAACAACAATGGCATTCTCATGTACAACACGAATGAGTCCGGGGTAACTGACAGCTTTACTATTTACAGTACGGCTGCCAGCGCTTCGTACCGGCCTAAGCTTGCCCTCACATACACGTATCCAACAAGTTCTGCCACAAACATTAATGCGAATGGTCTGTCCCATGGACCAGCGGCTACGAAAGCGTTCCTAAAAGAGCGCACCTCCAATAGCACAGCAAGGCATGCCGGAAACGAGATTGCAGTATACACAAGGAATGAAGCTGGTGAGGCCAACAAAATTGACATGGTTTACGATGAGGTGGATAGCGTCTACACGCTAACGGGGTACACCTACATTGAACGATCTGCGATCAACAACGACGAGAAGTTGTACAATAACGAAGAAGACGTGTACATTCCAAATAGGTTCAACGTAAACAGAATCCGAGTAAGCATTGTGGCAAGCCCTGGAGATGAGGTCTGCACGTTTAACGTGTGGCCAGACTCATGGACCGAGATTGCCCAGCCTGAGTCTCCTGTGATGCTTAAGTGGCGTCTAAAGCTACGCCAGCACGATGCTAATGTTGCAGAGGTAATTGCCCCTGCGTCCACAGTCCCAACGCTCAGCATTCCAAGCGGTCAGACAATCTACGGTAACTACACCGGAACTACCCACAACATTACCAACTCGTACGAGATTAACTGCTTGACTAGTGGTGTTTCCTATACATTCGCTGCCTACACGATGGCAGAACTTGTAAACGTTTCGCCGCAGACTTCGTCAACGAATCCAAACTACGGCGGAGTTATGACTCACGACGTTAACGGTATTAGCGCCAGCACATCTGCAAGCCAGACGGTGGTTATGGGTCTTGAAAAGAAGACGCTGCAGGGTATCTTTGACAAGCAAATCCCGTATGTTACTGGCCAAGGAGAATCATTCAGTCGATTTGGTTGGCTAACCTTTGAGCTTGCATCTGGACAGTCTTGGAACTCTGAGCTCATCCGATACTTTACGTCCGGAGAATCCGTCCTTTCCTATCTGCGCAGCATGTGCGACAAGGAGATGGCGGCCAACCTTCTTACAGCCGATGCCTCAGCAAGGTGGGATGTTGTTGACGGAATCAAGATTCCATGGAGAACCGTCTTCAACTTTGTCGGGGTGCGCGGGGCAGCTGCTCCTGGTACCAAGCTGTACGTGGCTCCTGCGGTTACGCAGGCAAATCCAGTTTTTGTTTTTGATTACCCTGGTATGGTTGACCAATTTAGGTACCGTCGCAACGGCAAAGACCTTAGGAACTCGGTGAGGGTCGTACCTGCCACTGCGTTCCTCACCGGGTCCACTACCAGCTCTGGCGGCTCTCGCTCTCAAGGAAAACTTGCTGAGAATGAATCTTCTATTGAAGAGTATGGGTATGCGCCAGTTCTGACTACTCAGGCAAACTTTGCAGATGCGGCAGAGCTTGAGAAGTATGCTCAGTCACAGGTGACAAAGTCAAGTGACATCCTAAACGTATCCATGGTAAGCATCCAGCTGGCGCCGGACAGCGTCAAGCCGTTTGAGGACTTTTTCCTTGGGGATATCGTTCGCGTCGCGGTGCGGAGGCAAAATGTTAACTACACAAATGCCTCAAGTCCAGACTTTATTGCTGACACCTATATCGTCGGAGGGGTTCGGTTTGAGCTCCCAGTTGACGGATCAGAGCGTGTAACACTAGACCTGGTGAAGACGAGCGAATTCGGCAGAGGATAGCGTTCTGTGGTATAATTGGGGGTAGGAGGGGACTTCCCTCCGCAAGATATGGAGGCAAAGATGGCAAACGATGGAGCGATTGAGCGCATCGCAGCGCTCAAGGAAAAGGGGCTCTCCTTTCAGGAGATCGCTGCCCAGTTGGACATCACTAAGGACCAGGCGCAGAAGCTGTACAAGCGGTATGCGGCCACACATCCAGAGGCGCCTGCGGACGCACGGGTAATTGAGTCGACCCCTAAGGGCGACTATGCCGGGTTCCGCATCGCGTTCTATGACCTAGAGACCACGTACTCGTCGTGGACTACGATCTTCTGCATGAGCGTCGCAGATGAGCACGGTAACGTAAAGACCCTGTCGCTAGAGACGCACAAGGGAAAGACATGGATGGACGACAGCAAGCTGGTAAAGGCTATCGCTGATGAGCTTGCCCAGTACGACATCCTTGTGGGATGGAACTCAAAGCTGTTTGACTTGCCAATCATCAACGCACGGCTGCTTGAGACTGGCCAGCGCCCAATCGGCACTCAGATGCACATTGACCTCATGTGGTACGCCACTGGCCGGCACATGAAGGCTGGACGACGCAGCTTGGAGAACATCTCCAAGTACTTCCGCACCAACAACAGCAAGACGCCTCTTGACGTCCGGCTGTGGCAGGAAGCCGAGCGACGACACACCAAGGAAGGCAAGCAGGCTTTCCGCACTATTGTTGAGCATTGCGAGGCTGACGTTCTAGTCTTGCGCGACGTGTTCGCCAAGATGAAGCCACTGATCAGCACCATCCACCGATGATCAACGCAGATCTGGAAGGCGCACGCAACATCTGCGTGGACTACGATGACACCATCGCTGTCCGCGTGTTTGGAACGGTCGTACCAGCTCTCGGCGTTATTGAGGCGCTAGAGAGACTGCGAGCAAACGGTTACAAGATCATGATTCACTCTGCACGGGCTTGGGAGAAATTTGAAGACCGAGCGGAGAGGGTTGACGAGATGCGAAAGCTCCTTGATGAGTGGGGCGTGCCGTACAATGAGATCTGGGTTGGGGCTGGGAAGCCAGTCGCCAAGGCCTACATTGATGATCGCGCTATCCGATTTGACAACAACTGGGAGTCTATCGTAGACTCAATCCTGAACGGTTAGAGTTCTCCCCAGGCTGGCGCCCCTCCGGCCTGGGGGACTTATTGGTGGGGCATAGGAGGGGTATGGTTAAGAAGCTTATTGGAGACCTCTTTGACGAGGGACTCCGTAGAGACAGGACAGAGCGTCCACCAAGCGACTTGTGGCGTGGATCTCTGCTCGGTAGCTGCCTACGGCAGCAGTGGTACTACGCCCATGGCGAGACCCCTACGGACGTTCGCGGCGATGAGGTCTTTCGTATTTTTGAGCGTGGACACATTATCAACGATTCGTTTAACCGCAGGCTGCGGGACTCCGAGCATCTTCTCTCCTATGAGGAGGAGGTGCCGGTGTCGATTCCGGAGCTTAACTTTGGCGGAAACGCCGACGGTGTGGTACAATGGAAGGACGGTCAGCATGAGCTGATTGAGTACAAGTCAGTCAAGGAATCGGCTTGGAAGTTCATTCCTAAGCCGGAGCACCAAATTCAAGCGTCCATCTATGCTGAGGCTTTGAAGCGCATGCGAGGCCATGAGTACTCAGCAAGGTTGGTATACATCAGGGCAGGGGATCTAGCCACCGAGGAGTTCATCGTTGATGAGTCGTGGCGTGACAAGGCCCTGAGGATCTTGGAGGTTCTGAACAGTGACCGATTCAGAGACACCCCTCCGTGGAGACTCCCGGAGGAAAAGTACAGGTCAAAGAAGTCGGGGAACTGGCTCTTCCCATGTGGGTATTGCGAGTTCTTCACCAAGTGCAGAGGAGGGGAAAATGGCAAGTAAGACGCTAGCTGGCAAGCTCGCTGAAGTTATGGGCGAGATCGGCTACATTTCCAAGGGCGGCACGAACAGCGCCCAGGGGTACAAGTACGTCATGGCGTCACAGGTAGCTGACGCAATCCGCGAGAAGCTCGCGGCTAAGGGTATCGCAATCATTCCTGGTGACATTGAGAAGCTGAGCGAGAGCACGTCTGCCTCAGGCAAGCAGGTGATCCTCACGTTCAAGTACTCATGGCACTTGGTTGATGGGGAGACTGGGGAAAAGCACACGATCTACTCGCTCGGCTCAGGGGCTGACTCGGGCGACAAGCACGTGTACAAGGCGACGACTGGTGCGCTCAAGTATGCGCTCCTGACGACGTTCCTCATCCCAACTGGGGACGACCCAGAGAATGACACGGCTGACGTGACCATCGCCAAGGCGGCGAAGGAGATCTTTAAGGATACCGTCAAGCCAATGGAAGGTCAGTCGCAAAAGGCTGACGGAGAGTGGGGGTTCTAATGGATAGGATTGATCTTTGGCTCACAGATAAGATTGCTCCAGTCAAGGAGCAGACCAAGGCCGGTCGAGACGTGTGGAAGTTCTTCGGTAGCATGCAGTCGTTTGCCTACGACGCGTTCCTTTCCGCAGACAAGGCCACTCGTGACGCATCAACCGCGCCTAACCGCTACGAGCGTGTGACCATCCTTGTCTTTGATGAGGACTTGGCTACGCACATTCGGAAGATCTATGAT